GGGTATGGCCCCAGCTAAGGACCTATTCACAGAACTAAATGTCCCATTGAAGGATTCTACGGGTAGGTCAAGGAACCAGGAAGCGGTATTGTTGGATTTAGCAGAGGCCTACGCAAAAATAAAAGACCCCCAAGACAAGACCAGGGGGTCTATGACTCTATTTGGGGAGGAAGGGGCTGCATTAACTGAAATGTTAAATCAAGGCAGTGTGGGTGTGCGCGGACTCATGGACGAATACAAGCGCCTAGGTGGAGGGCTATCACAACAACAAGCCGCAAACGCGGAAATCTTTGAGGATACATTGTCCAATCTAAAGGTGACCCTAGGGGCCCTGGCCAACCAGCTGTCCTCTAACCTCATTCCGGTGATTTCGGACATGATGGTCCGTTTCCAGGCGTGGGCGCTTACCAATAAAGACACTGTGCAGAAATTCGCGGAAGGGTTCGCCCAGAAGCTACCCCAAATCCTGGACCGTGTGGGATCCGCGCTCATGTCTTTGGCACAATCCGCGGGCCCTGTGATTGAGTCTCTTCTCAAGATTATGGATGTGCTGGGGCCGGGAAAAGTGATATTCGGCGCCCTGGCCGCGTTTATTGCTGGGCCCTTTGTGCTTTCCCTCCTCAGTGTCATCCCCGCCTTGGTCTCTGTGGGCTCCGCATTCACCACGACCTTGGCCGCCGTGGGTGGCGTGTCCGGTATCCTGGCCGCTGTGGGCGGGGCTTTCACGGCCTTTTCTGGGGTTATCACCGCAACAGTCTTGCCAGCCATTTATAGCATAGGCGTGGCGCTTCTCACCACCCCGGTGGGCTGGATTCTGGCCGCAATTGCTGCAATTGCCGGGGCCGTGTATCTAATTTGGAAGAATTGGGACACCGTGTCCGGGTGGATTATGTCTGCCTGGGGGAAGGTCTCCGCGTTCCTGGATACCTCCATAGGAAAAATCCTGGCCGTGTTCGTGTTCCCTCTCATTGGAATCCCCCTCCTGATTATTAAGCACTGGGATGCCATTTGGGGATGGCTCCAGGGGCTATGGAACCAAATCACCGCATTCCTCCAGATCACCGTGGGCCAGGTCCTCCTCACTTTCGTGACGCCGTTCATTGGGATCCCGCGGATGATCTACAAGCACTGGGAAGGAATAAAGGATTTTTTCAGTGGGTTATGGGATGGAATCCAGGCGGGCTTCTCCACATTTATTGACGGATTCTTAGGCGCCTGGGATTGGCTCAATGGAGCGGTGGATATGGCCATCAAGAAATTGGCGGATATGGTGAGTGGCGTCCCTATCCTGGGGGATGTGCTCTCCAAGGCCGTGTCTTTCTTCGGAACGGATGCCCAGCCAACGGGAGCGGATGCCGCCCAGGCTCCAGCCCAGAACTACCGCGCCGTAAATGAGACCAGGACCTCTGTCACCAGGCAAGAGTCCACTGTGGCCGTGAATTTCCAGAATCTACCTGCAGGGGCTCGCGTGGCCCAGCCCCAGGGAGAGGCGCCCGTCAAGGTCTCCTCTGGGTTCGCTTTCGCTGGAGGTTTCTAAATGGCGTATATTGACACGCTCCGCACCGTAAAAATTCAGATCAATGGGAAGGAAGTGGAAACCGTGGGCGGATCCTTTCGCGGGATTCCGTTCTTTGTGGTCTCTCACCAGTTCGGGACTGGGCGGAGAATTGCCGTCCATGAATACCCGGGAATGGATGACCCATTCAATGAGGACATGGGCCGCGTGGCCCGTTCCGTCTCCCTGGAGGCCTATCTGGTGGGGGAGGATGTCCAGGCCCAGAAAGACAAGCTGATCACCGCGTGTGAGACTGAGGGCTCCGGGAAACTGGTCCACCCGTACATGGGGACCAAGAACGCCAAATGTGGCGCGCTCCAGATTTCCGAGAACAACAAGGAAAAGCGATGGGTGGGGATGAATCTCACCTTTGTTCTGGACTCCGACATCAAGGACGCCCCCCGGCAAAAAACAGACCGCAAGGTGGCCGCAAAGAAGAAAGCCGCCGCTGGACTGGTCGCAACAAATAACGGTTTCAAAGACAAGTTCTCCCTGGTGGGAGCCGCGCGCGCCACGGTCCAGGCTGCCGTGGATTTATCCAATAAGGCTTTGGACCAGGTTGAAAGCCTCCGAAACACCATGCGCCAAGCGGCGGAATTTGTGGAGAAAATTAAACAAGTCCGCGCAAATCTGGAGCTTTTGCTCCTGACCCCTGGCGAATTTGCCAACCGGATCCAGGATCTAATCACTTACGCCCCGGATGCTGTGAGCTTCGATACGGACGAGGAGGCCGCCGCGTTCAATCGTTCCCAGCTCCAGGAAGCCATAGCCATGGCCAGAATAGGTTCCAATACCCCGGCCGTACCGAACCAGAATGCAGTGGAGCGCCGGAAACAGGCTCGGAACCAGGACGCCCTCCTGGCACTTTTTCAACAGTCCGCCACCTTTGACACTGCCAGCAAAGTTTTAGAGGCCCAGGTGTCCTCTGTCCAGGACGCCGGAGCGCTCCAGGAAGAACTGGCGGAAACTTATGAATCCATTCTGGAAAACACTAAGGATCCGGATATTTACCAGGCGGTCCAGGACACCCAGGCCGCGGCGCTGGAGTATCTCCGGGAAACTTCCGCGGACCTTGCCGTGGTCCTCACTGTGACCCCGGCCCGGACCGTACCATCATTGGTCCTGTCCTTTGAACTATACGGGACTTTTCAGCGCTTCCAGGACATTGTGGATCGGAACGCGGCGCCACACCCTGGATTTTTGCCGGGTGGCCAGGCCCTGGAGGTATTGTCTAAATGAGTGAAATCTCCATTTCTGTGGATGGTCAAATCCTCACCGGGTGGGAGGAGGTCCAGGTCTCCAAATCCATGGACCAGCTATGTGGCTCATTTAGTGTCACCCAGTCCGCCATCAATGAGGATGGGACTATCCGCCCCATTCCGATTTTTCCAGGTGACCAGGTCCAGGTCACACTGGCCGGGGTTCCGTTCATGACCGGGTGGGTGGATGACATTGACCCCAAGGTGAACGGGCGCTCCCATTCCATTGGCGTCTCCGGGCGGGAGCTCACCTGTGACCTGGTGGACTGTGGACTCACCGACACCACCGGGCAATGGAAAAATGTGGACCTCAAGCAACTGGCCACCCAGCTGGCCGCGCCCTTTGGGCTTAAGGTGGAATCCGCTCCGGCGGACCTGGGCCAACCGTTTCCCAAGTTCTCCGCGGAGCCTGGGGACTCTGTTTTCCAGACTTTGAACAAGGCTTGCACCCTTCGCGGAGTTCTCCCCATGACCACCGGGTCCGGAAATATTGCGCTTATCCAATCGGGTGACGGACGCGCCGCTGATCGCCTGGTCTATGGTGTCAATGTGAAGTCCGCCGCCGGTAAATTCAGCAACAAAGACCGTTTTTCCCTCTATGTGGTCCGCGGCCAGGACGGGTTCCCCAGCACGGGTACCGCCTCCGCAAATAAGACCATAGGAGTGGAGGCCCGCGCCCAGGACCCGGATGTGGTCCGCTTCCGCCCCACCGTCATTGTGGCCGGGAACAACTTGGACCAGAAAACCGCCCAGCGCCGCGCCTCCTGGGAAGCCCAGACACGGGCCGCCAAGGCTGGAGGCCTGGAGGTTGTGGTCCGTGGGTGGACCCAGTCCACTGGTGAACTGTGGCAATGCGCGCGCCTGGTGTCCGTGGAAATCCCCTATTTGCTGGGGGAGGGATCCCAGGATTTCTTAATCAACACCGTGAAATATACCTATGGGGCCGGGGGCACCACGGCCACCTTGAGTCTGGCCCGCCCGGATGCTTTTGAACCTATCCCAGAGGCCGGACCAAATGCAAAGAAAGTAAAAGCTAAGGCGGACCCCTGGGCCAATGTCCGGAAATCTGTGAGGGGGTCCTAATGCTTTCTGAATTAAATCGACTTTTGGAACCTATCCGGAACCGGATCCGCCTAATGATAGCGCGATCACTGATCACCGCCACTCAAGACGCGGACGGTGGAATCCGCCTAGAGCTCAAACTCTTGGCCGGGGAGGTCCGGGATGACATTGAGCTGGTCCAACAATATGGCATTTCCAGCCGCCCCAAGGCTGACTCCCAGTCCGTGGTCCTATTCCTTGGCGGCTCCCGTGACTCCGGCGTGGCCATTGCCACAAAAGGCATGGGGCCAGAAATGCGAATAGAGCTCAAAGAGGGAGAGGTGGCGCTTCACACGGATGAGGGGGATTTTATCCACCTGAAAAATGGCCGGGTGGTGGAGATTTCCACGGAAACCTTGAAAATCACCGCCACCAAGGAAATCCAGATAGATTCCCCCCAGACCACGAGTACCGGAGAGATTTCCGACTCCACCGGGAACCTTTCCGGGCTTCGGGACAAATACAACACCCACACCCACATTGGGAACCTGGGCGCCCCCACAAGTCCACCAGACCAACCGGACCAGGGGTAATTCATGGCGCTGGATTCCTCCTCCGCTGGCCAGGCATTCCAGGCAGAAATCCAGGCCCAAATGGGCCGGGAGACCCCGCTCTCCAATGCTGATATGGCCAAGAAACTGGCCAAGGTGTACCTGGACTATTCCAAGGCCGCCACCGTGCCGGGTGCAGATATGAGCGCGGGTGGAGATGTATCTATCCTGGAGGATGCTTTCCAGGTGGTGGACCCCACCACCCAGGTCCAGAAACTAGCCACCGGGATTTGCAATTATTGGGCCACCTTCGACGCGCCTGGAATCCCCGCGCATGGCGGGACCGCCGTGGAGTCCGTCACCGTGGCCGGGGCGGCAATGATTCCC